CTTGAGGGAACAACGGATGCGCTGAATCATTTGGGGATTCGAAAGGAGAAATAAAGTGAGTATTATCCGAGAATATGGAAAATACATTTCTGTCTGTGACGTATGTTTCGAACAATTACCGGCAAAAGATAGTTACCAAGAGGCTATCAAGACGCAAAAAGATGCAGGTTGGAAGAATGTTATAATAGATGACGAGTGGAATTCAGCGTGTCCGGACTGTATCGAAACAGATTACAGAGGAGAAGGATAATATGAGCATCATCTACACAAACGAAGATTGCATGATCGGCATGAGCAGATATCCCGACAAGTATTTTGATTTGGCTATTGTTGATCCACCGTATGGGATAGGGTGCATGTCTATGAATTACACGACAAGCGGATCTGTGAGATTCCACGGTTATTCAGCGGCAAGAAGAAAAGATTATCGCAAACAAGGCGAGTGGGACGTTGCACCACATGAAGAGTACTTTACAGAGCTTCAGCGCATTTCAACAATACAAATAATCTGGGGCGGCAATTACTTTGCAGATATGTTGCCGCCAAGTAAATCATTTGTGGTTTGGGACAAGCGTTGTACCGACTCTATGGTTAATGATTTTTCAGATTGTGAGTATGCGTGGACAAATACGGGCGTTGCCAGAATGTTTCGCTATGTATGGAATGGAATGATTCAGGGCGATATGAAAAACAAGGAATCGCGTTTTCATCCGACGCAGAAACCCGTTGCCCTTTACAAATGGCTCTTGAAGAACTATGCCAAGCCAAACGACAAGATACTCGATACTCATGCCGGTTCAGCATCATCACTTATTGCTTGTTACGACATGGGGTTTGATGCAGTTGGTTTTGAACTCGACAAGGACTATTACAAGAAATCAAAACAGAGATTAGAAGATTTTATGCGACAACCAAAACTTGATGAAACGAAGCCACATGAATATATTCAACAGGAACTGTAAATTAAGTATTATTTATCAGAATTGAAACAGTTGCCGGAAAAGAATATACTGTAATAGAATAAAGGAGAGATATCATGACACCGAAACTTACGGTTCGACAAGCTGCGTTTGTCAGGGAATATCTGATTGACCTGAACGCTACACAGGCTGCAATACGCGCAGGGTATAGCAAGAAGGGCGCAAATGTTACCGCTTGTCAGCTATTAGCAAATCCTAACTTGCAAGGCGCGTTGACAAAAGCACTTGCAAAGCGTGAGGCAAAGACAGAGATCACAGCTGATCGAGTGTTACAAGAACTTGCTTTGATTGCATTTTCTGATATCACGGATTATGCGGATATTTCGATCACACCATCAAAAGAGATTCCAGGCGCATACGAACGGAGCATAGTTATTCGCAATACATCTAATATGGACAAGAACAAAGTGAGGGCGATATCTACAGTCGAGGAAACGCAATCCGGAATCAAAATCAAGCTGAACGATAAAGTAAAGGCGCTTGAGTTGGTCGCGAAGCATTTGGGAATGTTTACAGAAAAACTTGAACTCACCGGCAAAGATGGAGCCGCCATTGAAATGAATTACGATCTTTCTCGATTACCGAAGAAGGAGCTTGATGAGCTTGAAAGAATTGCCAATAAAGCTGCAAGAGATCAAGAATGAGCAAGCCAGGCGATCATTCAGAAGGTTTGTGTTAGAGACAAAGCCAAACTATGATGAAAGCTGGCATCATACATTAATCATGGAAAAATTGGAAAACTGGGCCTTTGGTGATTGTAACCGGCTTATTCTTGATGCACCGCCAAGACACGGAAAAAGCGAGCTTGCTTCCAGGAGGTTGCCGGCTTATATTTTTGGGCGTAATCCGAATGCGGCTATTATAGCAGCTTCTTACGGATCAGACTTAGCGCGAAGAATGAACAGGGATGTTCAACGGATTATAGACAGCAAAAAATATAAAGAAATATTCCCGGATAGCACCCTTTGGGGAAAGAACGCTCGTGCTGATGCAAGCGGTTCATATATGCGAAATACTGATATTTTTGAAATCGTTAATCACAATGGAGTTTATATATCTTCTGGAGTAGGCGGTGCTATTACCGGAATGGGCTTTGATTATGGAATCTTGGATGATCCATATAAGAACAGGCAGGATGCAAGCAGCGCGGTTGTCCGGCAATCAATCTGGGATTGGTTCGTATCAACTTTTTACACTCGCAAAGAGGGCAATGCAAAGATCCTTATTATTTTAACTAGATGGCATGAGTCTGATATAGTTGGAGTCTTGGACTTCATGCAAAAGAATGATCCTGGTTTTGAGAAATGGGATCGCCTTTCTTTGACATCCATTGCTGAAAAAGATGATGAATATAGAAAAACAGGTGAGGCATTATGGCCAACAAAATATTCTATCGAGGATCTATTACAAACAAAGAAGCTATTAGGCAGCTACGAGTTTGGAGCTTTGTACCAAGGACACCCGACACCGCAAGAAGGCGGAATCATTAAAAGAACATGGATTAAAACATATAGTACACCTCCGGGGCGTTTCGATGATATAATACAGTCATGGGATATGGCGTTCAAGGATACGAAAGAAGGTTCCTTTGTAGTTGGTCAGGTTTGGGGTAAAATAGGAGCAGATAACTATTTGCTTGATCAAGTCCGGAGGCAAATGGATTTTGTGGAAACAATTAAGGCAGTGCGCCTTATGACGGCAAAGTGGCCGGCAGCAATAGCGAAAATAGTAGAGGATAAAGCAAACGGCCCTGCTGTAATCAGTACATTGAAAAGAGAGATACCCGGCATGATACCATATACGCCGGAAGGATCAAAAGAAAGCCGGTTATATTCTGTATCACCGTACTTTGAATCGGGTAATGTGTTTATTCCAATTAAAGACTGGGCACAGGATTACATAGAAGAAATAGTCAGCTTTCCAAACGGAGCAAACGATGATCAGGTTGATTGCTCCTCACAAGCACTGATTCGGTTAAATAAACAAAGTGGATTAAAGACATTAAACAAAAGAAGTCTTGGACTATAAGGAGGCAATATGATTATTCGAAGTAGAGCACCAGAAACCGAAAAAGAAGTAAAGAGTATTATTGATGAGTTTGCTACTGAGCTGGCACGCATAGATAGCCTTAACAGGCAATATCTTGGTGATCAGGAAATATTGCATAAGGCCACAACTGGAACAGACAAACCGGATAATCAGCTTGTAGATAATTTTCCGGGGTACATTACAACCGTACATACGGGATATTTCGCAGGACGGCCGGTCAAATATGAATCGCAGAATGATAAACTTCTTGAAGCGGTGAATAAAATCCTCGAATTCAACGATGAACAAGAACATAATTTTGAAATGAGCAAAGCAGCAAGCAAATGCGGTATAGCTTACGAAATGTACTATTTTGATGAGGATACAAACTTCAGGATTGTATTAACCGATTCTGAACAAACGATTATCGTACATGATGACACAGTGGCGCATAAAATCATTGCCGCAATACGCCTATGGACAGACGCAGAGAAATACATCAATGCGGATGTATATGACACAAAATATATAACGCACTATAAAAGTTCAAAGTCAAAAAAGACATACACAATCACAGATAAAAAAGATGAGCACAAATTCGACGATGTTCCTTTTACAGAGTTTCCAAACAACAGAGAAAGACAGGGCGATTATGAAAAGGTAATGACCTTAATTGATGAATATGACAATTCGCAGTCAGAGACAGCGAACGACTTTGATTATTTTACCGATGCGTATTTAGCGATATATGGAGCAAGTTCGACCGACGTCGAAGACGTTACAAAAATGAAGAACGACCGTGTATTATTAATGCCTGAAGGGTCTGATGCTAAATGGTTAACAAAGACGATACAGGATACAGCGTCCGAAAACCATAAGAATCGGCTTGAAGCAGATATACACAAATTCTCGTTTACGCCAGACATGTCCGATGAGTCGTTCGCCGGAAACACCTCAGGGGAGGCAATGAAATATAAGCTATGGGGCCTTGAGCAAATGGCGGTTCAGAAAGAAAGATGTTTCAAAAAGGGGTTACAACGAAGATTTAAGATTATTTGCAGTGTGCTTACGGTGAAAGGATCAACATCCGATTACAGGGAAATCGACATGAAATTTACAAGAAATATGCCGAAAGTCATATCTGATATGGCTAAGGTTGTTCTTGACTTGACCGGAATAGTCCCGAAAAAAATGCTGTATGCGCTTTTGCCGTTCATTGATGATCCAGAAGAGGCCATAAAGGAAATGGAAGAAGAACAATCTCTTGATTTAACGAGGTATGAGAACGATGGTGAATCAACCGCCGACAACACCGAAGCAGCGGGAACAACTGAGCCGGTCGATGCAGGAACTGGAAGACCAGGAGAAACAACAGATACTGAACCAGTACGCTGAAACACAAAAACGGATTAGGAACATTCTCGCGGCTATAATAGCAGGAGGGA